CAGATTCCAACGAAAGGTATACACTTATACATGTATCAACAAATCAAGAAGTGCAGAATTTAGGAGTTTATTCGTCGTTGGAGGAAGCAAAAGAAGAATTACAGAATAGTAAAGTAAGCGAAGGGCTTCTACACGTTTTTACAACAGATAATAGAGTCCTTTACTCAGAAGAAAGGGGAACATAATGCAAAGTAGTGATTTTATAGAATCGGGTATAGTTTTCGGATTGAATACACGAGCAACTCTAGGTAAATTTAAATATATAAGGACAGATTTTCAAAAACATGGTGATGCGTATAAGTTTATAGTAGAGCATTTTGATAGTTATGGGGAATTTCCCTCAGTAGATATTTTGTGTGAGAACTACCCGACACTTGATCCTTCTGCTCAAAGCCTTAACTTAGACTATGCTATAGATGCGTTTAGAAATCAACTATTGTTTAGGCAAATTGTAGGAGCTTTCCAAACAAATAAGGAATTAGTAAGTACAGAACCTAAACAAGCCTTATCTAAAATCATGACAGCGTTAGGAGATATAGAATTAGTCTATGATGAAGATGTAGTTGAGTATAGCACTAAAGCTGATAGGAGATTAGACTCTTGGAAAGATAGAAAAAAGAGACGAAAAATGGGTGGTGGGTTACTTGGAGTACCTACTTCATTCCCATCTATTAATTCTACAGGTGTAGGATGGATGCCCGGTGAACTTATCTCATTATACGCAAGACCTACAGTGGGTAAAACATGGCTATGTGTTCATGCAGCAGCTACAGCAGTATTGAATGGTTTTAGAACTTTGTTAATTTCTACAGAAATGCCTGTAGAGGCAATTAGTTTACGTACTGATGTAGTGTTAGCTAATATGATGGGGTATGATTTATCTCACAGGGCATTAAGAAATGGTGATGAGATGGATGAAGGGGAGTACAGAGTCTTTCTAGAAGCGGTTGAAGATCAGCAATTACTGGTTTGTGACCACATAGAAGGAGCCTCTAGTATAACAATTGATAGTATTGCTAGTCTTATACGTAAACATCAACCAGATTTTGTTGTTGTAGATGGTATTTATCTAGTTAGTACAGGTGTAAACATGAAAAAAGCTATGTGGGAACAGTCTCATGCAGTCTTTTATGGTATGAAAAACTTATGTTTGTCTACCAATACACCTATTTTTGTATCAACTCAGGCTACGAGAGAAGCTGCTGCTAATATGTATGCTCCTCCTAGACCTGATCAGGTAGCTTTTGGTGATGCTTTAATTAGAGCATCTGATGTAGCTATGGCATTAGCCTTGGTGGAAGGGGAAGATCAACAAAGATTGGTGCAATATCAGAAATATAGAGATGGTCAACTACATTCAGACATTACTTTAATGACATGGGATGTAAATAAGGGAGATATTCATGAAATTCCTTATGCAGATCAGATTTTTTAGAAGGAGGTTATTACATGCTTAACTGGTTATTTAAAAATAATGTGGATAGAGAAAATGATACAGTTGTTAAGACATTAACTAGTAAAGGTAGCAATAAAACACCTATTACTATTACTGTTGGAAACATAAAACAGGGAATAGCAAAAGATTCGTATGGATATGAGAACGAAGTAGTTCTTTTTCTACGCAAAAATAAGAAAGATAGGTAAAAATGGATTGGACACAACTATTACTTGAAGCAGGATTAGATATACCTTTAGATAATAATCAATTTATTATTAAATGTCCGTTTCATGACGATGCTCACGCCTCTTGCTCTATAAATGTAGATAAAGGTAAGTGGATTTGTTTCAGAGGATGTGGACAAGGTACACTAAGAACATTTTTGCAAAGATTATTAGGTTTTGATAATGCTGCTATAAGTAAATATTTAGATGAACATGAATTTTCCTTTGATATCAACATGTTTGATAGGGAGTTACCCCCGATTAGTGAAACACTACCTGAAGTAGTCTTCCCCTTCACATCGGGGTACGTTCCTGAATGGATTTTTCAACGAGGATTTACTAAGAAAACCTTAAAAAAATGGGATTGTGGGATAGATGGGAATAATCTCGTACTCCCTATAAAAGATAAAGACTCTCGTTTAGTTGGATGGGTAACTCGTCAATATGATAGAGAGCCTAAGTATCTTTATTCAAAAGGATTAAAGAAATCTCAAGTTTTATTTGGTGAATTTAACATAAAACCTTGTCCCTTTATATGTATAACAGAGGGAACCTTAGATACAATGTGGTTAGATCAGCATGGATATAATTCAGTAGCTATTTTAGGAGCTAATATGTCCAGAATTCAACAAGATGCGTTGTTAAAATTACCAACTGATGAATTAGTTCTCTGTTTGGATAATGATGAAGCAGGGAGAATAGGCACAGATAGAGCGTTGAGTTGCATTTCTAATAGATTTGTGGTAAGCTATGTACAAATACCAAACGGTTACAAAGATGTACAAGATATAAGAGATGAAAATATACTAAAAGAATTAATTAAAGAAAGAACTTTTTGGTAAAAAAAGGAGGAAACAAAATGAGTGGTATAAACAGAATAGCAACGAAAAGAGAACAGAGTAGGAATCCAGTATCAGACAGGGCAATGAGTAGAGAAGTATGGTTTAAGGATGGTGATCAAGCCTTTATATCGCCTGTGGCTACAGGAGATGAGAATGACAACAAACTTGATGAAATCTATATGTATACATTTAGGAATGCAGAATCTAGATGGACAAATAGACTAATTGATGATTCAGTTGATAATAGTGATGTTCCTTCAAACATGAGGCCAGCCCATAAGTTTGCATTTTGGGCATATGTACATGAAATAGTACATCCAGAGAAGAGAAATGATTCTTGGGAAGAGATAGCCGGTCCCGGTGGACGTAAGGTTTTTAAGGAAACAATAGAAGATTTTCGTATTATAGCCCTTACATTTGGTAGAAGTGATTATATATGGAATCAACTAGTAGATATTTATAATGATTGGGGTAGTTTGAATAAGGGTGTTATGAGAGTTAAACGCACAGGAACAGGTATGTATGATACTTCCTATACTCTAGCAGCAACTGCTCGAAGTTCAGAAATTCCAGATGATCGACTAGATGATATTAATGAACTTCCACCTATAAAAGCATACTTTTTGGAGAGATACGGTAATACTCCATCTCTTAATGGAGCTATTTCACTAGATAGTACCTCAGATACTGATGTCGAACTATTCTAGACTAGGACTAAATGAATATTTTCTACGAATAGCAGAATTAGTATCAGAGCGTAGTACATGTAGGAGGCGTAAAGTAGGGTGTGTTTTAGTAGACTCACTTAATCATATAGTATCTACTGGATATAATGGCGCACCGTCAGGTTTTACACATTGTCTTGATCAACCCTGTGAAGGAGCTAGTTCTCCTTCCGGGGTCGATTTAGATAAATGTATGGCAGTTCATGCGGAGGTCAATGCACTGCTTCAGTTAACGTCTGTAGAATCCTTAACGGCTTATATAACGACAACTCCGTGTTTTGCGTGTGCTAAAATATTAGCTAATAGTAACATTAAAAAAATAGTGGCTAGAGAATGGTATGTACATGTAGGAATAAAAGATTTATTAGATACAGCAGGGATACAGGTGGAAATTCATGATAGTAGATGAGCAAAATTATACAGATAGCATAAATAAATTAAAATTATTTGATACTTTAGTGGTAGATGTAGAGACAAACGGTTTAAACCCCTTTACTACCAATCAAATTTGTGGGGTTGGAATAGGAACATTAGATCGAGAAACTTATTATTTCCCATTTCGTCACCAACAAGGAGGTAATTTACCAGTAAAGTATCAACTAGGTGTTATGGAATTCTTAAATAGTGTTAAAACACTTATTGGATACAATATTAAATTTGATTTACACTTCTTGGTACGAGAAGGATTAGTAATTAGTGATCAAAACTTAATTGATGTGATTGTAATGGTTCGATTAACTGAACCATCAGAAGAAAAAGACTTATCTTTGACTAAAACTATTGTTCGTAGTTATGGTGAAGCCAACGCTCAATATGATATAGATACTAAA